TTTTTATTGGAATTGTGCTTATGTTGAAGGAACTTATGGTGCAACAGCAAGTAATCAAGGTGCTGGATATAGATATGACACAAGCGAAACTGCATTGATTGGAGTTCAAATTGCTGGTGGTGGTTCTACACAATTTACATCTGGAACAGTTACTTTATATGGGAGAAAAATTTAATGACTAAAAAATATGTAGATGGTGTTTTAGTTGATCTTACTACTGAAGAAGAAAATTTTAGAAATCAAGAAATAGCAGAATGGAATAATGCTGCTTTAGATAGAGCATTAAATATTTTAAGAATTAAAAGAAATAATCTTTTAGTTGAAACAGATTGGATGGCTAACTCTGATGTAACTATGAATGATGAGTGGAAAAATTATAGAACTCAATTAAGAGATATAACAAATGGTTTAGATACAGTTGAAAAAGTAGAAGCTGTAGAATTTCCAACAAAACCAAGTGGAGAATAATAGATGGCAATAATTAAACCAAACAATAATACAATATCAGCTATAACTGCTTTACCAGCAGCTATTCCTACTGGTAAGGTTTTGCAAGTTGTAGGTGCAAATATTAATGGTGGTAATGTTAGTATTGCTTCAACAACTTATACTGACACAGGAAATACAGTAACTATAACTCCATCATCTTCAAGCAGTAAAATAATGATTTTTGCAAGAGGAGGTTATTCACTAGGTGCTACTGATGATACTGTGCAAGGTGGAATAAAATTAGTTCGTAATAGTACTACTTTAGTAAGTCCAATGGCAGATACTGCTGGACCATACGAAATTGCTTTAGAACTTACTTCTGGAACGCACATTAATAATTTAAACGCATATTATAATTATTGTTTTTTAGATACTCCAAATACTACAAGTGCTTGTGTTTATAAATTACAAGCAAGAGTTTATAATACCGCAAATTCTCATCATATTAATTTTGGAAATACAGGTGGTGGTGGTGGTGGACAATCTCAACAAATGATTGCACAGGAGGTAAGTGGATAATGATTATTAAAGCAATTAAAAAAATAAATCCAAATGCAGAAGTAGTTGTTAGAGGTAAAGATATTAACACTTGCGAAATAGAATGGCACAATGGAACAACACCTATTCCTAAAGCTGACATAGAAGCTAAAATGGTAGAGGTACAAGCAGAGTATGATGCTAACCAATATCAAAGAGATAGAGCAACTGCTTATCCTACAATTCAAGAACAATTAGATATGCAATACTGGGATAAAGTTAATGGTACTACTAACTGGGAAGATGCTATTGCTAAAGTGAAAGCAGACAATCCTAAGAGCTAATGAAATTTGTATTGGCTTACACGATCTGTTCAGCGATAACAGGGATGTGTAACAATACAGCTGTATCTCCAGTAGAGTTTAAAGCCTGGACAGATTGCACGAAAGCAGGTGCGGTCGCAACTATTGAAGTAACTAATAATCATTTAGAAAAATTTAACAAAGAAAAATTATACGTTACTTATTTTTGCAACGAAGTGGAGAGAGAAGATGCGTAAAAAAAGAAAAGCATCTAATTCAAATGTTGAAGATCACAATGGTATAAGAATATCTTACCATGAAAAAGTTTGCGCTGAGCGTATGAAAACTTTATTTAAACATATTGATGAAATGAAATCAGATATTAAAAGTTTAAAAGCTGACATGAATAGAGGAAAAGGAGCTGCCGCTATAATTATATTATTAGGTGGTTTACTTGGCTCGATCTTCTACTACTTCACGAAGTAGGATAACCGCATCTGTAGGTTTATCCAACGAATTATTAGCAGCATCTCAGTTTGCTAAAGATCCAGATCTCATAGTTTTCGTACCAGCTGGAGGTTCTGGACCAATCGATATTTTAACGCTTAACGTAAAGACAGGGGAGTACGTTGCTTATGATGTTAAAACACAAAACTACAGAGCTAATGGTTGGAAGATTAGCCGTGGTCGAACTGCCGAACAACAGAAACTAGGTGTCAAAATACTTAATTTTGATCCGAAGAAGTTATAGGATTTTATGGAAGATATTAAAGAAAGAATTAAGCAGCATGAAGGGTTTAGGCGTACTGTGTATTCCGATAGCCTTGGTTTTGCTACAATCGGTTATGGTCATCTCGTATTGGATACCGATAACTTTGTTGAGGGTGTTGAGTATTCTAAAGAAGAGCTTGATGCTGTCTTTGAAAGTGATTTTAAAATTGCTCTTACATCTGCAGAAGAATTACTTGAAGGGTTAGACGTACCAGAAACAGTTAAAGGTATTGTTTGTGAAATGTGTTTCCAACTGGGTAAACCAAGAGTAATGAAATTTAAGAGAATGTGGGAAGGTATCGAGGCTGGAGATTACAATGCTGCAGCTGACGAAATGATCGACAGTAATTGGCATAAGCAAACAACTGCAAGATGTGAAGATCTAGCTGAGCTTATGAGGAGCTGCGCATGATACAGTTTTTAAGTATTTTAAAAAATCCATTAACAAAAATGGTTTTAAATAAAGGCTCTGAATATCTAAAGCATAGAGCTGAGAAAGTTAAAACAGTTAGAGCTGCCGAAATTGAAGCTGCAAAGGATACGGATTTAGCTCGTATCAAAAGCCAGGATAACTCAATTAAGGATGAGGTATTAATGTTTTGGCTTATTGGTATGCTTAGTACAGGTTGGTTCCCATCTACTAGAGAGAACTTTAGAGAGTGGGTATCTATAATAAACGACTTGCCAGACAGCGTATGGTACTTGGTAATCATCGTATTTACTGCCAGCTTTGGAAGTAAGGTTACGAAATCCGTACTTGATCGTAAGAAAAAGTAATGGCTAAGCAGAAGTTTACACACTTCATACCAAGGGATAAACCTAAGAAGCGTGGACCAGGCGCACATAAAAAATCAAAAAATAAACAAGAGAAACGTCAAAAGAAAATGACGCGTTACAAGGGTCAAGGGAGATAACACCAATGAAAAAACATCAATGGGTATTACCATTATTAGGTACTATTTTACTTGGTTTATCTTCTTACGTTTTAATGACAATCGTAGAGCTGCAGGTTCACTTAGGTATGCTGACAGAAGAGATCATGTCAATCGATAAACAAATTGGCAGAATTTATAATCACATGGATAGATTAACGAGTAAGTAATTATGATAGATAAGTTTTTTTTAGGAATGTTTTTAGCAGCAGATAAAGTTGCTAGTTGGATAGTTTACAT